AAAAAAAAACTATTAAACATAATTAAAATCTTCTTTTCTACAGATTTGAATCATACTACAATCATATAATTTCGAATATCGAGCACCACACGACTTATCAATTTTGTCACGACACGTAAGAATACCAATTATCCGTTATATGTTTTACTCCCACGCAAATCGTTATCTACTGGAATGGGAAGGTAAGGAGGACTGTAAACATAATACGACGGTGTGTCGCTGTACCCTAGTAGCGACACTAAACTTTGAAGGACATAAAGATGTGTGTAGAATCCCACGTGTGTATGAGGGAGAGCTTTTGACAGCAAAAAAACAAATGGTGGAAGTAATGAAGTACACAGCGAAACGTTACGTCATGCATGAAGGACAAGTTGTTCCATTGACGACGCCCATAGAGAAAGGACGGGCGCTGTTAAAATTTGGATTCGAATATTATTCTACTCCGTCAAATCGTTTAATTCGGCCGCCGTTCCACGCGACTAATATGCCACGGCCGAAGCGAGTTGAGGTTATGCCGAATTTGCGACGTGTGATCCGAGAAATAGATCAAATATTTTTCGAGCGTATACGGTTACCCCTTCAGAATTTAGAACATCTTTTGGACGAGGGAACACAACCTCGGTCCTTGAAGGCTACATTGCTGAGACGATACTCATTCGAAGCTATGTTTTACTCTACGTTTGGAGGACATAAGGCAGTGGTTAATACTATGGAAGATCTGCCTCCTGAAAAGATAGTAAAATTATTTTCAGAATTTTCTAACGATACTATATCGCGGGAGGGATTTGGAGAGCTTCGTCCGTTAATGGGGAAAGCAATGCACCGAATACAGGCCTTTCTAGGTACAAAGCATTTCTATAGGACGGTTCCGTTTCAATATGACGGAACTGAATTATTGAACTTTGTGTCTCGGGGAGGTTCGGCGGCCGGTATAAGACCAGGAGTAGAGCACACAGTTAATGGGCCACATTATCGAAAATCATATGTGACAGGTGGAAAGAAGACAGATCAATTCGTGCATTATGCAATGAAATTTGATGAGTTTATTCATAAATTGGTGGGAAATGCATGTATAGTGACATCCTATGATAAATATGAGGACTTTGAAATATATTGCGTGATGCGTTTCAAAGACGAATTCAAATATGCATGGCCCCCGACGGCAGAGGAATGCGCAAAATTGAAACAGAAATGTAGAGAATTTTTTATACCGAATCTGTTGCAGCAATTCCTGTCGAAATTGATGATGACACCGCGTCAATTGCTAGAACGAGGAGATGTTATACGAATCGGGCAAAAGTGGAATCATGGGGAAGCGCAGCGATTTTCAGAATATATGCGAGGATCTTTTCCGAATATGCATTGGCATACGGGGGATGTGACTAAGCTCGATAAGAACATACGAGACTGGTTATTGACGATGTACGTAAAAACAGGATCATATTATTTCTCGCATCCGGATGATTTGTCGGCAAAATTGGAAAAAGCGCTAACGATAATATTGAGCGAGCGGATTAATGTGAAAACCGTATTGCATATCGGAGGGCAGTGGACATTAACACGAGGAATGATGTATTCAGGAGGTTTCGAGACTTCGCATGGAGACTCGTGGGTATTGTTATTTGCGTTTTGCTTGTATCTCGAGTATACTATGGCCACTCATCCAAATCGATCGTATTTGATCGAGCGGTCGCTTCTAAAGGGGTTGATACGAATAGTAGTATACGGCGATGATCATGTTTTCTGCACGCCGGACGAGCTAGTAGATATCCTGAATGAGGAGGCGTTTGGAGCATTTATGACAAAGTATATAGGATTAGAAATACGAGATGCAGTCTCTATACCATATTTCCATTCAGAGGTGAATTATCAAGATATGATAGTAAAGCCAGGAGTGGTTTTTTTAAAAATATATTTTGTTATGTGGGAGTTAGTAGAGGATGAAGATTTTCCGGTTATATACCCGTTCAAACCCACACATGATTCATTAATAAAATTATTTTGTAATAAGGCGAATTTAGAAATAACTTATCCGTTGCAAGCAATCGGTCAGGCATATGATACGCGAGGTACCAATAGCACGTCATATACATTGATACGACACTTTTACGACTACTATGTGAGGTTGCTAAATAGATCGCCAAGAGAATTATTTGAACAGGCTATGGAGGCTTCAGATGCAGTAGCACTTCGGAATTTGGTAGGACGAACAGGAATAACCTTAGAAGAAATGAAGAAAGGATTTCCATCGCGCCGGATGTTATTGGATTTACACCGAATAGATAGAGTCAAAGGGTCTAATAAAATAGAAAATAATGACCGAGACTTTTTATATGGTGTGGAAGAAGATCCATATTGGTAATTAAGAT